CTACTGAAAGTGCACCGTTCACGGTCACATTACCCGCAAAAGTATTAACGGCAGCGTTTAAGCTTGCAAAATCAGACTTTCCAATGATTTCAAATTGAGTACCGTTATAACGAATAACCACAGGTTGGCCGCTAACCAATACGTCAGCACCAATTGCGGCATTGTTTAGATAAATGTCTTTTGCTCCTAATGAGCTAATGTTAATGGTCGATGCACCCGTATTATTGGCCGCAGGCTCAAAAACAAAAATCTGCCCTGACGCATAAGCTGCGGGAACAGGCGATACGGTAGCAGTAATAGTATTAGTGCCAGATACACTTGTTAACGTAATAGCACCGTTATTCTGTAACTGCCTTACATTAACGGATTCCTGTAATGCTGCGCCGTCTGCTAAACCAGTAAGACTAAAACCACCCATCGGTATATCAGCGGTTGGTGTGCTCTGACCGTCCTTGGCTATACAAGTTGATAACGCTGTGGCAATATCACTATTAGTGTTGTTGTGAACCGTAGAGCTCGCAACAGTATTGTTAACAACAGGATTACCTGCTGGGAGAGTGTAAGTACCTGAACCGTTAAAAGGCATAATCGCACCTCATGGAATTAATTTTAATCATATTAGGTAAGAGTTTAGCATGCATGTTCTGGATCCATCTATTCGGTCGCCTGCGCGGCTCCAAGGCCGACAAACGGTGAGGTTCTACGAAGTACTTGTGCTAAAGGCTCTGCCGCTTTAGGTCTTGCCGCTACAGTAGCTGTTAACGCTTGCGATAATGGTCTACTATAAATAGCTGTACCGATCGCGGGAGCCAGTAAAGTAGTCGGATCCATTACACCTAACGCGCCTATACCGCCAGCTGCTAATGCTCTGTCGACCGTGCCAGAACTAGGTACTGTTGCACCCAATACACGTTGTGCTTCTCTTGCTTCCTTTAAAAACGGAGCTGTTCCTTGGGCCAAACTACGTTTAGTAGGTGCTTGTTGACGTGCCGCTGTAAATAGTTGTCCGGGTGTAAATTCACCCCCTCCACCAACAGAAGCGGTTGATGCTTTAAGTAGTCTTTGCAATCCTGAATAAGCCTGGTCAGCGTCTCTGAATGACTGCGCTTGTTCAGGATTAGACCTAGCGGCAACATCGCGCCATTCTGTTTGTAATTGACGCATTACCTGCTTAAAATCTTCGTTAGCACCCTTGCTAGCGAGTTTGCCTACTTTTGCGTCCAACTCTTTCCAAGTTTCGGGTAAGATCTTTCCACCCTTTGATATTTTTTCCAAAATAATCTTGGCCTGACGATCAAAAGCAGTTTTAGTCTGCCCAGCATCAGCAACATCTGCAGCCATCTCTGAAAGATTCCTAACATTAGTCAAGAACTCCTCATCAACTACTACGCCTTTAGTTTTATCAATTGCTTCGTTGTAAGCCTTACCTACTGCTGTATCTAGATCAGAAATAGCATCAGCACCGCTTTTAGCGGTTTTAAACCCAATTGAACGACCTGCTCGATTAACCATCGCTTTATTAAAAGCTGTCATAGCTTCACCACGACGTGCTGCAATCGCCTCACCCATAACTGGTACACTGACCAATTTTTCTTCTAATTTACCAGGTACACCACCAAGTGCTTGACCAGGTGTAACAGGTACATCCTGACCACGTAACGCTCTGATAGCTGGATCAATTGAAGCACGTGGGCTAACTACTCTACTAACGCCTTCAACCGCACCCGCACCTGCCATACCAGCAGCCATACCTAATGCAACGTTTTTAGCTAGCTCTGTTTCATAATCACCTTCAGTAACGGGTGTAGTACCACCCGCAAAACCACCTAAGCCCATACCCTGAGCAATTCGACCACCCTGAGTGGCTGCACGACCCACCCCGGCAGTAGCAGGTAATATATTTACTGGTGACGCTACATTACCTAGTATTCGCGCCCAGTCCACACCTTCCGGAGCTTGTTGTGCTATAGCCGCTTCGCGTTGCCTAACAAATTCGTTATACCCACCAGGAGGCATAGGTGTAGTTAAACCAACATCAGCAGCTTGCTGTGTAAGCCAATTGACACCTCGTTGTGCTGGTTGCGGTAAAACATTATATAAAAATTGGTTTAGACCTATAACAGGATCAGTTACACCAGTGCCAAGGCGTTCCATGAACCCTGCAGGCTTTTGTTGAGCAGGTTGTGCTTGCGCCTCAGATCTACGTCTGCGAGCTGCTGCCAGTGCTAAAGCTTTTTGTTGCTCTGGTGTCATTGAAACAAAGCCCTCTCTTCAGGTGTCATGAACTCCCAATCTTGTGGGTCAACTCCTTGTGGTATTTCTACATCGGATACAGGGTCATCTAAACCTTGTAAGAATTCACTTTCAACTTGTCTAAACATGTCTTTAGCAGAAATAGCTGGTTTAGGTCCTTGATAACCACGTAAAGTACCGTTCTGTTCGTAGTACGCCATCGCTTGCTCTTGATTAGCATATGAATTGCGAATTACATCTAACAATCTACCAACACGACGAGCGTTAACTTCTTCAGAAAGTTTAGGATTGTAAGCACGACTGATTAAGCGCTCACCTTCCTTCTCGGTAAACTGAGCACCAAGAGTTTCACGTAAGCTACGCTGAACAGTTTGTTCAACAAGTTGCTGCACATCCATAGCCGCCGGTGCAAAAATTGACTTAAGACTTTCTGGCACCATCCCAAGTAATGGGCCTGTAAGATTCTCTTCACCAGACAACAATCTGTTTTTAACTTCTTCGAGCTGTGCCATTTGCATTTGTTTGTCAGCCAACCCACCTTTCATTCCAGCCGGGAAGTAAACCTCAGTTGCAAATTTCTTATCAATAGCCTCTTGAGCAGGTGTTAACGGATCACCCCTACCACCGACAACATTTGAGACAGTAGTCGCCCCAGCTTTTTTACGAGCCTCATCAAATTCTCTAAATGTTCCTGTGTAGCCCTGACCACGAGCAAACTCATATTCTTGAATAGATGCGGGTTGCTTCTGTGGCGCCGCTGGTTTCTGCAAGACCTCGTAACCCTCACCAGGGGTAAACTGAACTACCGAGCCTTCAGCAAATCCAGCAGGTAATTGCTCACCAGACAATATTTCGGGAGTGACGGTCGGCTCCCTCATAGCCTCTTGCAACGCTAATTGTTGCATCATCTGCTGTGCTTGAGGATTATCAGTTAAACCCGCCAACCTTTCTTGCATACCTTGAGGACCACCTAATAATGCTTGACTTAACTCACTTTGTTGCTGCTGTTGTCTTTGATTAGCTATATTTTGTAGTCTTCCACCAAGAAAACCGCTAGCCAAATTAGATAAGCCCTGCGCTAAACTAGGTGCTACAAAATGCCCACCAACCATCTGACCTTGTGGTTGTTGCATGCCTTGTTGCATTAACGATTGCGCTAATGCTGATTGTTGCTGAGGTGTGAATCCTACCATTTAGAATATCCCCGAGAATAATGGCCCAAATCCGCCAGCTGCTCCGGCTGCGCCTAATACAGACCCGCCTAAACCAGTTAACCCGCCGAATAAACTAGATTGAGCAGCGTTTTGCGCATTAGCCTGATTAAGAGCTGCTTGATAACCCATTTGACCAGCTTGAAATACGGGAGCGGCCTGAACTTGTGAACCTTGAAACGGTTGAAATTGCGGAATATTTGGTTGTGAACCAGTACGTAATGCATTAATCTCGCTAAGCGGTAATTGACGTAATGCCAACGCTTCCTGCAAAGCTCGTCCACGAGTAGCTGACTGTAAACCGTATAATGCTTCTTGACCCTGTCTTTGCGCCTGTAAATTAGCTAAGTCCATAGCGAATTGACGCTGCTGTTCTTGACCTGCAAATTGACGTAATGCCAACGCTTCCTGCAAAGCTCGTTTACGATTAGCTGACTGTAAACCGTATAATGCTTCTTGACCCTGTCTTTGCGCCTGTAAATTAGCTAAGTCCATAGCGAATTGACGCTGCTGTTCTTGACCAGCACCTAATATTGCGGAAGTTAACGCATCAGACTCTCTACGGGATAAATCTTGTTGAGCAGTTTGCCACGCTCTACCACCACGGCCTTGACCCTGTAGTAATAAAGCATCTTCTTGAGCTTGTCTAGCTTGTTGTAATTGAGGGTTTAACCGATCCATTAATGCCTGCTCAACCCTTTCACGCATCATTACGTCAGGGGAAATTTGCCGGTCAAATGCTGTCGGATCTATACCTCTTACTTCAGGCAATATACTTGGATCAAAATCACGCATCATTACGTTAGGGGAAATTTGCCGGTCAAATGCTGTCGGATCTATACCTCTTACTTCAGGCAATATACTTGGATCAAAATCCTGACCCATTGCTCTAGCAACACGACCTAGACCACCCTCAGCCACATCACCAAACTGTTGCGAAATTCTCAACTGTTGATCTAATAACGCCTGCGCTTCAGGAGTAAGTTCATCACGAACTGTGACCATATCCGGATCGAAACCACCCATAAACATTTCACGAGTCGGTTTAATCGGCATATTGTCTGTACCAAATTCGCGAGGTCTACCAGATGGATCTAATCGCCATTTCTCAAAATCGCTACGATATTGACGCATTGCTTCTTGATAAGCACCGGCGTTAAATCTATTAGGATCATTTTCACCACCGTATTGAACGGTTCTCTGACCAAAAGGTGAAAATACATTAGGATTGCTTAACCTACCGCTTAATCTAGCAGCATCAATATTTGCGACGCCTTGTTCTCTTGCAAGACCGGTGTAATCTGGTGCTGGAGGCGCTTTACTCTTACCCATAAAATACCTATGTTTATAGTTAAAATAAGCGGTTGCGCCTAGTAAATCATATTATAACTAATATTATCAAAATATCAAATCCAGCGACATTCCCGCTTAAGCATTCCGTACACGATTAAATCAGTTCTATCCTGACCTTCTCTGAGCACACCTTCTTTGATGAAACCTATTCGTTCATCAAACTTTTGAGCGGCTATATTATCTATTCTTACAAGTCCTGTGACTCTAGAACAGCCAAGTATATTAAAAGGATAATTAAAAGCGTGAAATAAAAAATCTCGAGTAGCCCATTTTGACCCTGGTCTGGCAGCCACGTGCATTTGGCAATCATTCCATACTCGACTATTGTCACTGCTAAAACCATCATAAACAACGGAAACAACAATACCCTTCTCATCAAACATTCCTATGGCTTTAGCGTTTGGTTCGAATAGGGGCAATCCTATAATTTCGCTTGCGAATTTTTTTAATCGTTCTTGGTATTCGCCAGAAACAATCTCATAACTCAAACAATCCCTCCGACCTCAAATACATAGTCGTATGCTTGGAGTTTTACGCTGATGCCAGAAGATGTGATCAGTAAACGTAAACTAGCAGCAGTTCCTATGTTTCCGAATGTAGCCCACTCTTTACTTATTTGATTACCGCCGGACCAAACAGCTTCATCCCATTTACTAACGTCCCATGTGAATGCTGTTGACGCTGTAAATGATAGAGGTGCACTTGGTGCATCAGTATTAAAGTCAACATTTAATGCTGCAAGAATACTCGGTGATCCGGTTGTAGAAAGTATCGGACGTACAAGATTAAACTTTTTAAGTAATCCTCTTACTTCCGGTCCGAAGTATGTGAACGCCGGTAGAATATCGCCGTTAATATTAGCACCGTTATCATTCGTTGCGTCTCCAAATAATTCTACAGTACTACCTGAACCAAAATATAACTTCTTATTGAATTGAACCCAACAATTAGCTTGCAAATCAGTATATCTACCCCAAGCACCTGTAGTCACATTCATTGCGTATTGTTCTTGAGTTGTATTCTCTACTGTCGGTATATTAACCACAAGCATTGATCTTTCAGGTAAGAATGATAAATCCCATCCAAAATTACCTCCGTACAAACGACCAGAGTTCGTCATCGCACCATCAATCTTATCGGTAATAGCCGCTCTAGGATCTACCTGACTTGATTGCAACGCCTTAGATAGCGGAAATACACCTTGTTTGGTAATAATTAGTAGATCACCAGCGAGTTTCATCATGCAGCGATCACCAATTGGTTCGCCTATATGCCATACACCGCGAATTACAAAATCTGATGCCGGGTTAGTACCTTGATAGACGGCAACCTCACCCTCTGTGGTAACAAAAACCATGTAGTCGTCGAGACCTTCCCCGCCGTCAATAGTCCATGTTCCTCCAGCGAGAAGTGAGCCGCCGCGTTTAAACAAACCATAAAGCGCAAATTCAGTCGCAGCACCGCCTACGGCATCGATTGGTAGATACCATGCTGACAAAGTACCACTTTGAACCATCCATAATCTGCGTTTATGAACCCACGGATTTTTAAGTGATGATGTTGTAACGCCAGTAATGCCTGGTGAACTAGCACCTGTTACTGTGATCCAACTTGATCCGTCCCAATATCTGGGTGAGTCGACACCATTAAACGCACATAAATATGAAATCGCACTGGTATTTGTAAAGTTAACAGAATTCCAACGAGCGTTGGTCAATCCGGTTACAACTGCAGCACCTACTGCTCCCGCGCTTGTTGCATCAAAAAATGAGGTCCCGGCAGCAGCAAATAATGTTTGGGTGCCATCCGCTTTGTTGTACCCCATTAAACTTTCTACTGCGTTCGCGAATCCTGTGACGTGATTTGAATAACCAGGTCTGAGAGCGACCCCATCTGTTTCAGGGAAAACGTTATCCAGTATGACTGCATCACTTTCAGGCATTGCAGCAATTGAATCTCTAGCATTCCAACCTCCTACAGGAGCTGCTTTAGTTACAGAAACAACTTTTCGACTTTGTAATACAGCACTTTGCTTAAAATTAGAAGGAGTGCGCATTAAGCCGCCGCCAGCGGGGCGTCTCATTGACCGTATCCTGTTTGAGGTACAAATATACCAGGCACAAAGTCTGTAATACCTCCGCCACCGTTAAGAATTGGCTTAGTACCGTCTCTAGCAACAATATCAGCGTAATACCTCTCAAATTCGGCAAATTCTTCCGAATAATCAAGCTTTTTAGCTGCTCGCCAACGCCAGATTAGATCTAGTGTAAGTAAATCCTCGTCCAATCTAGCAACATCGTCGTCAGCAGCCCATTTAACTTGACCAGTACCGCCAGACGATTCGCACCACTGTTTAGTAACGTACTCAAAGGCACATGTTTGACCAGCTTTTGGTACAGGATCAAATAAAATATTTCCGCCACGAATACGGAATTGATCCCAAGGGCCTGTCACAGGGGATGCTTGTAATAATTGCCAATCCTGAGGGGTTAATGGGCCAAATACCGGACGTCTTTCGTCGCGATTCCAAATTGTTTGATTAATAATATATTTATAGTTCGGTGCTATCGTTTCAACCGAACCCTGAGAGGCAGTAGCAACTGTTGTAAAAGTTGCCTCTTGAACCAATGCCTGCCAACCAGAAGCAGGTCTATTTGCTGTGACTTTACCCCCACGATTGGACAATGCTAATAATTGCTTAACTTGAGCATCAGCGTTACCTATAACGGTGGAAGGTTGGTTAATACCTAACTCGTCACAGGCGTCTTGTACAATCGTGAGTAATGTCATTTAAATGTCATCCATGTCTAAGCTGACTTGACCCTTTTTCGTTTTAGAAACAGGCTTTTTAACTGGTTTGTCACCTTCTAACATTTTAACCTTATTCTCTAATAAAGCAATGTATTCCTGATCTTCAGCCACTTGTTTCTCTAACTGTTCAAATTTGAGCTCTAAGTCAATGATTTTCTGAGTTGATTTACCTTGCTCAGAACTCTTTAACCAAGCTTCAGCTTTATGTTTAAAACTTCTAGCACCCATACCCATATTCATTAAAGCCTCTTCTGAGGCTGCTGCTAGATCCTCAACAGTTCTTATACCGGCCGAAATAATAGTCTTACTTTGAGCAGGAGTTAGTACAGGCCAACCTCTAATGGGTGTACCGTCTAAAGGAGTTTCTTCACCCTTTTTGTAGTCCTCAAACATAGATCTGTATTTAGTCGCAAGTTCCATAGGCATTTGTTTATTACGAACCTTGGCAAATTGCTTTTCAATCCAACTTTCGGCTACATCCTCAAATACTTCTTTACCCCCTGGTTGCATTACTCGAACAAAAATTACGTCCTTAAAACCATAATGACCCTCATCAATTAACACATTTCGATCTTCAATTCCGCGAGTCTCAAAAGTTACATAACATGGTTTTTCATCAAGTAATGGAATCATATTGTCACCTATTGTTGAATAAGTTAGAAGGGGAAAGCTGACACGTACACAAATGTGAAGAGGTGCCAGGCGTATCAAAAAAGGGGTCGAAGCCCCTCGGTGTTACTACTTAGTAAGCAAAGTTAGCTATACACTTATTAGCACTAGCATCTGTTACTTGAGCACATACAGGATCATCTGCTGCTGTGGACAGTGTAAGTGTTTTGTCAGTTGTTGACAAGAAAACGGAATCACCGTCAGCAGGTGTACCGGCAAGAGTTTGATTAGCGGTAAAAGGTCCTGAAACCTGAACCCAAACAAACTCAGCTGTACCTGTTGCGCCTGTAACTGTTGCTTGTAAAACACCGGCACCAACCGGTTTAGTAGCCGCATCGGTGTTGTCAGTAACTACTGTGTTGTTTTCAGTAGCACTGGGTGAACCCAAATAAGCTACAACATCACCAGAAGCACCGGCAACAGTCGCGGTCTCATTAAGAAGTTTAACGTATTTATACTTCTTACCGTCGTAGTCTTGAGCAACCGTACCTAGGTCGAATTGCTGCTCACTATCAACTTGTGTAGGAATAAATCCAGCTAATAACATAACATTCTCCAAAAATTAGTTCAATTAAGCCTTAACAATACCTTGTAGCTCACGGTTAGAACATGTCAAGTTGCCCATGAACAAGATCGGCATTACAACTGCGTCTTGATTAATGGCTGACTTGTCTTCCATTTGAGTCATATCGGCGTCACGGTGGCAGCAAAGCTCTAGATAATCAGTATTGATAAAATACATACGATCAGCAGGAATACCAGAACCACCATCAAATACAACGTCAGCATTACGATAACGCAGAGCATTAAAACCAGCGGTAACAGTTTTAGCCTCGTCAGTCGCATAACGCTTCAAGCTTGTTTGACTATTGTTGAAGAAAGTGTAGTAGTTGTTGTCAGCTACGATGAGATCAGGCTCGTCATTACCACGTGACAATTGCAAGTACAAAGGAAGCATTAAACTCTCAATTGTAGTTGCGCTAGGAGTAATTGCACCACCACCTTGAATCGGTGAAGCAGCTGATTGAACACCGTTTTGCCAGAAAGTAAATGTGCTTGAATCAATACCGCCAACAGTACCAGTACCGGCATCAGCGATAATTGCTTGTAAACCAGTAATTTGGTTAGCAGCAGTACCGTCTGAATATAAATCAGAGCTAAATTGGTTCTTGAAAGTTCTCATTGCGTTAGTCAAACGTGACTTAGCAAGTTGAATTATCTGGTTTGCGCTAGAGTTAATGCGAAGCTCACGGCCAGAGGCAGTGACGTGTACAGCAGCTTGTTTCCAGCTATACTCAGCAGCTGACAATACGTCAGAAGCTTGTACATTCAATGTGTCGTATCCACTGTAACGTTGGTATGTACCATTCTCAGCGTAATCAAGTTCACAAACAATGCTCAAACCACCGTCTAAAACGCGCTTTTTACCGCGCTCCATCATGCGAGCTAGTAAAACGTTACGGTTAGACACGTTGTCGGCAAATTCTTTCTTGTGGTTACGGAAAGTAGTCGAAACTAACTCCGTAAAAGTGCTATTAGGTGAAGCCATTTTTCACTCTCCAATAAGCGGAACTATCGTGATTGAATTCGTTCCATAGTTTTTCTCAAAGTATCGTCCAAAGAACCTAAAGGTTCCTGCGTCGAAGCTCGCTGTGTGCTAGGCGTTGTTTTCACGTTAACACTTGCGATCTTTTTCGCTTTAGCAGTTTTCTTAGCCTGTTCCTGTCGCCTTTTTTCATCAACTCGCTTCTGTTCAGTTGCGCGTATGACTTCATAAGTCGCTGGGTTAGCTCTTACAGCCCGCTCGTAGGCATCTTCGAGGGAGAGTTGTCTACCCTGTTGCTTAGCCATGTTAATAAGTACCGCCATATCTCCTTCAACATCATCAAAGAATGGATATTTAGGTGTCTTATCTTCGTTTAACGTATTTCTAAAATTATAAATAAGTTTATCGACACGTTCTTTCTCCTTTTGCTTAGCCAAGGTAGCTTGGTTTTGCGTAAAACCCTCAATCTGAGCAAGTCTTTGTTCCAGCTGTTGAACATACTCACTCTTAGGTTCATTAGTAGTATTATCGCCTGAACTGACAAGACTTTGCAAGTCTGCGCCAGACTCCATAGCGATCTGTTTAATAAACTGTGCTTTTTGTTGAGGTGTACCTTGTGAGAGTTTGTAGGCTGCGTTAAGCATAGTCCCTACTACTTGATCAGCTTGTTGTCCGTTAGCGCGCAACTGCGCTTCATATGGAGCAATCACTTTCTGAAGCTTAGTTCCATAATCAGCAGCTTCTTTATATTTAGCTATACCGTTATGAAAATCTGCTTCACGCTTCTCTACTTCCGATTGGATGTGATCCGGTAAGTCATAAAATGCCGCTTTAGCTTTAGCCGACCACGAGGACGGGGCTCTAATTGCTGACTTCTGTTTCTCAGATTCTTCCTGAACAACTTCTTCAGCAGTTTCCTGAGTAACTTCTTCATCTACTTCACCAACCACTTCTTCAGCGCTCTCATCTGTAGACTCATCTACACTTTCCTGCGCCTTTTCTTCTACTTCCTTAACACTTTCCTGCGCTTCGGATTCATTTACCTCTAACTCTTGCGATTGTTCTTCCTGTACTTCCTCGACTTCGTCTCTACTTTTAATGTCTTCTAAAATGCTTTGCATAGATGACTCTAAGTCAAGTTCTTGGTTCTCTGGGTTGCCAGTCGCCATACGTACCTCGCTAGTTGCGGTTAATTAATCATCGTTAAAAATATTGAGTGGTTTAGAAGGGTCAGCTTTCTCAACCATATGGTATTTAAGGCCTGCAGCCGTTTTGTCTATTGCATCAAGCATTTTTGCCTCAAACTTAGACTCTAATTCAGCTTTATGTGCGTCCGCAACTCGTTGTTCCTGTTCGAACCCTTCATAGATTCGACAGTTGTGTTGCTTGAGATGATTACGTTCTTGTGATGCACTCTCGATCAGTTCGCCAGTTACGGGACTTTCATAAGGTCGAAATACATGGAAAGTAGGAGCATAAAATTTAGTACTACGAGCATCGCATGATTTTGCAGGCATCTCGGAAGCAGGAACCCATGTCTGTTTTTCAGGATGCCATTCATATCGGCCCCTCTTTGCCTTCTTTTTCTTACCGAAAATCTTCTCGTAATTTTCTTCGTACAATTTCTGATTCGACCGTTTGGTCATAATCAAATCACCCGTGTGCTCGTTTTTCGACGCCATACTCATCCTTGGTAGTAATATCATATAATGATATATCACGCTTAATATTTTCGCAAATTAGGCGGTACTTCTATAGATTAGATCATAACCACCTGTAACTGTTGTATTATCTCTAGTCGACTGATAAGTTATATAAACAACATCTCTACCAGATAAAGGAATAGGTTTCATGTCTACTATTGAAGTCGTTACATTTGTATCAAGTATGTACTTCCTAACAATGTAATTAGTATCAGTAAGTCTGTTATAGACCCGTAAAAAGATAGTTACTGTTGGTTCTGTTCCACTTCCTATCCTGGATGCTGTTATCTTCAATGCATCTATTACCGGAGTAACACTTATTGGACAATTAAATACACTTTGTTGTGTGACACCGTAACCCGCAGGTATGTGTGCTTGAGTTGTCGCGCTTGTGGTTGCCGTAATAGTTATATCATTTGTGTTTGTGTCCGCTGTACCACTGGATATAACTACAGCTCTATTTACACCTAGGTTATTTACGCTAATAACGTCACTTCCCGTATTGCTCAAAGTATGAATAGTTGATTGAAGCTCGTTATTTTCATCTAAATAATCGATTAATAAAGAAAGGGCACCTGTTGTCCCTAGCCCATCCGTTGTGTTGTTATAAGCAACTGTTAAAGTTTCAGCACTTGTTAAAATAGTCAGATTTGTGTTATCAGACCACATCATGGTATCCGTGTTTGCGGCATTCGTATCCCTGAAGTAGAACTTGCCTACAAAAGTATCTGTAGGATACTCACCATTAATTACACCGATATGATATTCAGTGTGCTTTATTGACAGGCCGTTACTTATAGAACTAACTGACTCTGGATTACCCCTGCTATCTAAACCGCATATGGTAACCGGATTATGTTCAGCCATTGTTAATCTCCTTGTGTTAATTCATTCCGGTAGCTAATTTATCTTGCATTTGTGCTGCTTGTTTGATTTGCTCAGCCTGTGATTGTGCTTGAATCTCGGTCATTCTACGCTCGTGTTTACGTTGATCGAGTTCATCTTGGAGTTGCATTTTTTTCATTTCGAGGTCGGCTTTCATCTGCATGCTTTGCTGTTCAGCCTGTGCTTCTTGGACGCCGGGGGGAACCTGTTCAGCACCTTCCGTGCCTCCCTGCTGCTCCCCAATTTTTTCAAGTGCGTCCTCAACTTCAGATCCTAGTTTAAACCTTCTGACGCCAGACATCAATAGCGCCTTTGCAGCATCCATTGGTAACACACCAACCTGAACCATTGGCGCCACACCATTAATAAATTCAACAATTGACCTAAGCAACTCACTGATTTCTTGTTTACTTTCAGTCATTTCCTGATGTAATGTAGAATCAGTCTCAATATCAATTGCGAACTTACGAAGCAAGTCAGACTGCAATACTTCTTTAATTTCTTCCCAACTTGGTTTTTGTGCTAAATCAGCCATTTGTTGCGCCTGCTCGGGTGCCTGCTGTACAAACATAGGATTCTGTAAGGCTTGCATCGCCATCATCTTTTGTTCTTGAGTCGGATAATCTAAGCCAGTCATTTGTTGTAACGTCTCAATACTAAAGTTCTCAGCAATAAC